AACTTCACGGAAGACGAAGAGCCGGTGTACACGCGGAGCAACTACCAGATTCTGCAGACCCTTGATCTGCCGTACGCGGACTTCAGGCGGCTGGCAGACGAGTCTGTATACTGGATCAACAAGATCGTGGACGGGGACGAGCTGTACACGAAGTGCTTCCTGGGGATCGTGGACGGGAAGTGTAAGGCGCTCAACCCGTACGTGGCCGCAATCGCGAAGAACGACGACATGATGCGGGAGCCCACGGTGCGCAAGTACGTGGTGTCGCTGGTCGAGAAGTACATGGACGACATGAAGTGCGGGAAACTGTACATCAAATCGTGCTTCAAGTTCGCGGCCCCCGACCTGATCGCGTTTCTGGAGCACGTCGGCGGCCTGCCGGTCAACGGCGTACTCGGGCCGGACGAGTTCTGGACGCAGGCGAAGTACGTCAGCTACGACGGAGAATATCTGGTGACGCGCAACCCGCACATCTGTAAATCGGAGAACGTGGTGCTCAGGCAGAGTCATGACGAGCTGATACGGAAATGGTGCGGCCACCTGACCAACGTGGCGATGGTCAACGTCAGGAGTCTGGTAGCTCAGAGACTGAACGGGATGGATTTCGATAGATTTCTGTCGCTCATCGCGGCAACGCGGTGATGAAAAGCTGGTGAACCCACACATGTGGGGTGTACGCGAAAGCGTGCTGACGGTGGAACCTAAATGCTCAAACATTTTTTCAGGAAAGGGGGTGTGATAAGGTGGACGATTATTATGTTTATCAGTGGGTTGACCGAGACATTGGTCAGCCGTTCTACGTCGGAAAGGGCCGTGACCAACGATTGGCTAACACGCGCAGCAGGTCGCCGCAGTTCAAGGCTTATCTTGAAGACCATCCGAACTGTTCGCCGGAGATTATTGCTGACGGGCTGACGGAAGACGAAGCGTTTGCGGCAGAAGAAGAATACATTGCCCGGTACAAGGCTGCCGGGATACCGCTTGTCAACGTCGCGTATGGCGGACGCGGCGGGATACATCTGTTTGGCAGTGACAACCCCATGTTCGGGCGGCCGTGGTATACGGCCGATACGCCGCCAGAGCGTATTGCTGAATGGCGGCGCAAGATCGGCCGCGGCGGAGAATTGAATCCCATGTGGGGAGTCTCTCCGTCTGAACGGATGGACGCCGCAACCTATCAGCAATGGCGTGAAGCCCACAAAAAGATTACCGGGGACAGAAATCCGAACTACGGCAATCACGCTTTGTCGGAATACTATGACGAACACCCTGATGTCGCAAAGGCCAAACAGGGGCGACCCGGTGCAGCCAACGGTCGCTGCCGACCGGTCAGGGTGATCAGGCCGGGCGGAAGCTCTGAGGAGTATCCGTACATGACACTGTGCGCACAGGAAATCAGTGACGAGATCGGCACGCCGAACATACAGTATCTGGCTGTGAAGATTTCACAGTGTGCAAAAACCGGCAAAGCGTATAAGGGCTACCGCTTTGAGTTTCAGTAACCATGTTTGAGCACATGGCAATACCGTGCCAAGGCCGCATTTGCGGCAAGGTGTAACGACTATCCCGAAGGGGAGTAGGGTGCCGGTGAAACTCCGGCGCCCGAAGTGCCAGCCACCCGGAAGGGTGAAGAGATAGTCTGGCCGCCGGTGAAAACCGGCGGGTTTTCGGGAGACATCATCCTGGTCAACGACCATCCCCTGATGCTGCAGGGGTCTGACAAGAACGCGCTGATCACCATCGACGTGGAGGACAAGGTGACGGCGATCGCCGAAGAGGATACGGAGATCGGCCGCATTGCCCTGATCTCCCGGACGACCAAGAACATGATCGGCGAGTTCAGCAACTACGCAAGCGTCTACCTGAACCGTGTGCCGCAGAAGGAAGAGCAGAAGAAACGGTATGACGACTATCTGTCGACGATCAGCGTGACCGTCGGAAAATCAATCGATTACGCGAAAACGGGTGTGCTGTACCCGATGCCGAGGATCATCAGCAAGTTCGGCAGGCCGCTTCCTTACTTCATGAAGTACAGGTCCCCGTACTACGCCCGCCAGCAGCTTGCCCGTGCGCCGAGCAACATGAACAGGCTGTGCTGGGAACTGGAGCGCTGGGAGCGCGGGATCAGGTGGAAGAAGGAAGGTAAGTTCGACTGGCACCTGATGTATGACGACAGTGTGACGTATACCGACGAACAGTTCGCGGCGGTGGAGAAGCTTTTCCTGGACTTCTGCGCAGAGGTCAGCAGGATGCAGAAATACCAGTCTCTGGTACGCAAGTATCAGGCGAAGGACATCCGGGAAAAGTATACGCGGGCGGAGGCCTCCTCCTACATCGCGGACTGGGACAGTCTGTACAGGCGGTACAAGGCGCTCGGGAAAGAAGTCTGCCCAGACGAGCGGGTGATGGCCAACATTGGTGTGATCTTGACGTATGTCAAGTACAAGTCCCGCGGCAAGAAGTTCCCGTGGGTGGTGTGCCCGGACGGGCTGATCGCGAACATCAAGCCGAAAGACCTGATGTATATCCCGGTGCAGACGGATGGCGGGCCGTTCTCCTATCTCGGCAAGCCGTATCAGTTGGAAGCCCGGCTGACCGACGATCTGGAACTACATCTGGAGCCTGACATTTTTGACGATCTGGAGTGATGAGATGGTTGACGAAGTAGCGGAAGTAAAACAGTTTCTTGACGGGAAACACCTTGAACATAAGCGTGACTATTACCGTGCCTGTTATCTGATCACCCGATTCTACAAAAAGCTTGGGCACAGCGAGGAACAGACGTTTCTCGAGGTTGCTGCTTGGGTCAGGAAGTACGAGCTGAAGCTCGACTTCTCGCTGGCCGGGTGTGTGGCTGCGGCGTATGCCAACCCGTATGATCTTCGTTGCGGGACGACGGTCAGGATTTCACAGCAGGACGCTGAGTACATTCGCATGTACTCCACAAACAAGCAGGACAGGCGTGTGGCGCTTGCCCTGCTGTGTTGCGCGAAAGCTTACGCAAATGAAAGAGGTGAGTTTAACGCGAGCAGTTGTGCACTGGCGACATGGCTCGGCATGGACTCTGCCAACATACGGAGCCGCCACATCGATCGACTTGACAGGCTGGGATATCTGAAACGGATCGATCGGGTGGATACCATGCACGGGTGGCAGAAGAACTACTGGCGGACGTCCTACCGGTTCAAGATCCTTGTGCCGTACGATCTGGACGGCGAGTGGGTTCTGATGCACAACGACATCCAAACGCTGTACGAACAGGTTTTCGGCGAGCCGTTTTAACGCATGCTGTTATTGGGTAGAAAAGTAGTATATGTCGGCTGAGTTATGTCGGCTGAGATATGTCACTTTTTGTGCCACAAAAGCATAAAACGGAGGCCATATGATCAGAATTGGGAAAGAGGAAGCGGCGTATCTGCGCGAACGTTTCCCGGACGTTACCATCACGCGAACGATGAAAAAGAAGAGCAGGCGGCACCGCTACTACGTGGAAGAGTCACGCAAGGTGCTGGCGGCTCTGGAACGCTTTCACGGAGGTGGTACGAAATGAGAAAGATGGAAGGGGATCTGTTCCCCGTTATTCTGAGCGGCAATCTGGCTAATATTCAGTTACCCGATCCCGACCTGCTTCAGTACTTCCGGGACGACGCCCGGAGGATCTACTGGCTGGAAGATGAAATCACGCCGATGGACAATGCGTTCATCAAGCGGCTGATCGACTGGAACCAGGACGATGTCGGCATCCCGAAAGATGAACGGAAGCCTGTCTTCCTGATGATCAACACGCCCGGCGGTAACCTGTACACGATGTTCGCGCTGATCGACGCCATTCAGGCGAGCGAGACGCCGGTTATCGGGGTGGTGCCCGGGATGGCGTACAGCGCTGGCGCCCTGATTCTGCTGGCCTGTGACAGGCGGCTGGGCACCAAGCACAGCAGCTACATGGTTCACAGGGGCAGCGGAGCGATAGACGCTCCTGACCAGCGGGCCGCCGAGATGGCGATGAAGCAGTGGTCTGAGCAGGTGAAGACGTTCAGCAAGTTCATTGTGGAACGCACGGCGATGACCGCATCCGAAGCGAAGAAGGCCCTGAGCACGGATACCTACTACACAGCGGATGAAGCGCTGAAGAAAGGCATCCTGACCGGTATCATCAGTTCGCTGGACGAGCTGGTCGAAGATATGAGCGATATCAGCTGAATCACCGGCCGCCCGGCGGGGGATAACCCTGCCGGGTGATTCTATTGTGGGGGTGAGGCGTTTGGCCGCACGGAAGTCCCTGCCCAAGTCGGAACCCGTTCCGGAGCGTGCGCCGGAGAATCTGGAAGGCCATGTGTTCTATGGACTGGCGAAGACGATGGACGACGGTCAGAAGCGGTTTCGCGACCTGATCTGGGAGGCAGTCGCCGGAGACGGCAAAAAGCTGATCTTTGTAAACAGCCGGGCCGGTACCGGAAAGACGACTATTGCCGTGGCAACAGCCATGCTGCTGGTTGAGTACGGACTGCTGGACAGGATCATCTACCTGTCGGCTGCCGGTACGTTTGAAGGCAAGCAGGGGTATCTCCCCGGGGACCTGGCGATGAAGAGCCAGTACTATGCCATGCCGTGCGTACAGGCCCTGCTCAAGATCGGGCGCGACCCGATGCGGCTGGTGGACTTTGGCGGTATGCTGGACAGCGGGGCCACGGACGCCACCGTATTCTGCATGACGGACACTTTCCTGCGCGGGGTGAATCTGAACAGCCCGGAGCGTGGGGAGCGGACAGCGCTGATCGTCGATGAAGCGGAAAACTATACGGCCGAACGGCTCAAGACCGTGCTGACACGGTTCAACGACGGCGGCGGGGTATGCATTGTCATCGGTCATGACGACCAGTGCGACCTGCCGGACGGTGAGGAGAGCGGCTTTGCCACATACAGAAAGCATTTTGAAGGGAGCGGTCTGGCGGATTACTGCGAACTGACGCACAACTACCGCGGCGAGATTGCGACGTACGCCGACAAGCTCCCGACACGGAGGAAGCATGACAGACATTTCACTCAAAAAGACGCCTGACGAGACGGAAACCCAGTTTGTGTACCGGCTGGCGTCTGCCCGTGAGAATGGGCTTTTGGATATGACATGGGAAGACCTGGCGGAAGTGTTCAACCGGGAACTCGGGAAGAGCCAGTGCAGCTCCGCGTACCGGAAACCCTATCAGAACGCGCAGCGGTACAGGGACGAGGTGTTCAGCGCCGAGGAAAACGCCGCCGTGCTTCAGAAGATCAGGGAGGAAAAGCAGGCCCTGTACAAGGAAAGGACGCTGCTTCGCGACGAGCGGAACGAGTTCAATAAGCGCCTTCGGGACGAAGCGCGCACGGAGAACTTCGTTGCACAGCTGGCCACCGCCCTGGTGGACGTGCAGCCTGTCGATATCGCCCCGTGCAGGATCATGGATATCGGCGATGTCGAGCTGGTCGCCTGCCTGTCAGACCTGCATGTCGGGCTGACGGCGGACAACTTTAACAACGTATACGACACGGACGTACTTCACAGCAGGCTGGAACAGTACGCCAACGAGATCGCGGAGATTCAGGAACGGCACCACGCCAAGCGTCTGGTGATCGCCCTGCTGGGCGACCAGATCAGCGGGAGCATCCACACGTCCCTGATCGCGAGGAACAGCGAGAACACGGTACAGCAGGTCAAGCGGGCCTGCCGGGAAATTGCCGCGTTCATCGAGCCGCTGACGGAATACTTCCCGAGGATCACCGTATACAGTGTGTCCGGGAACCACAGCCGGGTAAATCACCGGAAGGACGACAATATCCCCGGGGACAACCTGGACAGCATGATCCCTTTCTATCTGTCTGCGGTGTTTGAGAAATCCAAGCGGGTGGAGATCAGCGGGGAGGACGCCTACGGTGAGTACTTCAACGTGTTCACCTCCTGCGGGTGGCAGTTCGCGATGATGCACGGGGATCTGGACAAACCGGAGAATGCCGTGCAGAACGCGACGCGGATCATCGGCGTCATGCCGGACGTCGTCCTGATCGGGCACAGGCACAACAGTGCCATGATGACCGAGGGGCGCACCCGGCTCGTGCAGACCGGCTGTATCTGCGGGACGGATGACTATGCGATGAACCAGCGGCTGTTTGCGCCGCCGGAACAGAGCGTACTCGTCGTATCCGACCGCAGGCCCATCGAATGCCTGTACAACGTACAGATGATCTGATTTTCTTTCGGTCAGAGCCCGGCACGCTTAGCCATTGCGGATGCGCACCACGCCGGGACATATACAGCCCGGGCAGTTCATTGCCCGGGCGTTTTTGATTTTTGGGGGTGGACTATGCCTGCCGTTGAACCACTGAGACCCGTGAAGCCGAAGGTTGTCCGGCAGCAATCGAAGCTTCCAGAAGAATCGCGCCCGCACCAGTGTATCGTGTGCGGATGCGTATATCCGAAGCAGCCTGATTACTTCCCCAAGATCAGGACGAAAATGTACAAGGGGAACAACTCCTATGCGCCGATTTGCAAGACGTGCTGCACCCAGTACTACCAGAACTGGCTTAAGGACTACGAGGGAGACGAGAAGAAAGCGATCCGCAGGTGCTGCGAATGGCTGAACGTCTACTTCGACAGGGATCTTGCCGGGACTGCCGGGGACGGGATCATCGGCTATCTGGCGGATATGGATAAAAACTTCAAGCAGTTCGTCAAGTTGTCATGGGACGACACGCTGGCCGCAGAGGCGCAGATTGTCGGCACCCCGGTCAGGGCTGTCGAAGAACCCGAAGAGTCCCCGCTGGTAGCGGAAGGTATCAGCGTCTTTGGGGAAGGCTTCGACGCGGACGCGTACCCGATGATGCTGCGCACCTACCACGGATACATCGACCCGCTGGGCGATACCGTGACGGCAGGGCAGCTGAAGTCTGCCCGTTTTCTGGCGGCGCTGGAATACCGGTGCATGGAAGCCATCAAGGCGGATAAACCGAACGCGTCGGCCCTGAGCTCGTCGCTGACCAAGGCGATCAAGGAGAGCGGGTTTGATACCGTACAGGAACAGAACAGCGTGAACGATGAGGATACCTTCGGCCAGTGGCTGGAGAGGATCGAGATGTATACGCCTGCCCAGTACGTGAAGAATACGCCGTATAAGGACGTCGACAACTACGGGGAGTATTATGACAGATTCGTGCGCAGGCCGGTGGAGAACCTGCTGAGCCGTGCCTCTCAGATGCAGAGCGATATACTCGCTATCACCGACGAAGAGGCCGACGAGGTGGATGTGGGTGACAGCGATGACGAAGCATGAGAAGCTGCTGGACAAATATCAGAGGAAACTTTCTGAGAATTACTTTGCCGAAGGATACCTGAGCGATCAGGAACACGTTAACAACCTGATCGACTGGGCGGACTTCTACCGCCATAACCTGCACCGGTTCGCGACGGATTACCTGGGGCTGAAGCTCTACGAGTACCAGCGGCTGATGGTGTATGAGCTGGGCATTGCGGATGAGATCGACGGGATCTCCGCCCGTACCACGGCGAAGTCCTATGTGATCGCCATTTTCGCGTGCTGCGAAGCGATCCTGCGGCCGCACAGCCAGATCGTCATTGCATCGGCCACCCTGCGGCAGGCCAAGCTGATCGTAACGGCAAAAATCATCGGCGAGCTTTGCCCGCAGTCTCCCAACCTGAGGCGGGAGATCAAAAAGGTGCGCAGCCACGGCGACGAGGTCGAGGTTGTCTTCCGCAACGGATCGAGCATTCTGGTCGTCGTTGGCAATGACAACGCCCGCGGATACCGCAGCACCATCCTGATTTTGGAAGAAGGCCGCATGTTGAAGCTGAATACGATCCACAGGGTACTCCTGCCGTTTCAGCATATACGCAGTGTTGATTTCAAAGATCGGCCCGAGTACAAGGACCTGGAGCCGGAGGAGGCCAAGACCGTTCTGATCAGCTCCTGCTGGTACAGGTCGCACTGGCTGTGGACATGGGTGAAAAACTGCGCGGCGAGGGTGGCTGCCGGGGACACCCGGTACTCCCTGCTGGCGTTCGACTATGTGATCACCCTGTATCATCGGATTAAAACGAGGCGTCAGCTGATTTCTGACAAGAAGAAGATGGATCCAACGTCGTGGCTTCTGGAAGCCTGCAACGTCTTTGCGGGCGACACGGAGAGCGCGTGGTTCGACTATGAGACGCTGGCCAAGGCGCAGACCAACCGCCAGCCGCCGATCTATCCGAGGGCGACGCTGGAAAGTGACCCGCCGAAGAAGGGATCGTGCCTGCCCCATCAGGAAGGGGAAATCCGTGTACTCAGCGCCGACATGGCGTTCGTGGACGCGAAGAACCATGACAACTCGGCGTTCTCGATACTGCGTCTGCTGCCGGAGCATCTGGACAACAACGACATCGTGTACCGGGTGCAGGTGGCCTACATCGAAACCGCCCGTGGCGGCGGAGGAGACACGGTCAAGCAGGCGAGAAGACTCAAGCAGATTTTCTTCGACTGCGAATGCGACCGACTCGTACTGGACGCCCGGAACGCTGGCATTGCCGTGTACGACATGCTGGCGCGGCCGACCTACGACGAGACGAGCGGTGTCGAATACCCGGCGCTTCGCTGTACCAATAATGAAGAGATCGCCAGCCGCGTCAAGGTGGACGGGGCGCTTGACGCCGTGTTTGCCGTAACGGCCAGCCAGAAGCTGAACAGCGACATCGCCCAGCTGACGAGGCGGGAGTTTGCCGCCGGTCATGTGAGCCTGCTGGCCCCATACGAGATCGCGGTGGACGAAATCCTGCCGCACATAAAGGGTTATACGGAAAGTATCAACATCGATACGACGCTGGCATATGAAGCGCCTTACATGGAGACGCAGGCCCTGATCAACGAGATGGTCAACCTGACCTACGAAGTCATGCCGTCGACCGGCATCATCCGGGTATCGGAGACCGGGGTCAACGTGAAGGACCGTTACACGTCGGTCAGCTACGGGCTGTGGTTCGCCGACTGCCTGACGAGGGATCAGGCGGCGCTGTCGGGCGCATACGATTTCCAGTGTATGAGCAGTACATTCTGAGGAGGTGAGCAGCAATGGGACTGAAAGAGACCAGGGAGATGAACAGCATGTGGGATAACGTGGCCTGGGTACCCGTCATGCAGGGCTGCTCCCTGCTCGACCTTGGCTACGATATCAAAGACATCCAGCGGATCATCCGTGATCCCATGACCTATAACGACGAAGCCCGTGCCCTGAGCCGGGCTATCTATTCGGCCAACGGTATCGTGACCAACGTGGTCGATTACATGGTCGCCCTTCCCGTTCTGAACCCGGTTATTGTGCCGCACGGGGAGAGCGCCAACAAGAAGCGGAAGAATAAACAGGCTGTGCGCGACGTATGGCGCACCATCCGGGGGGATGAAGTCGTCCGGGACGGCATCATGTGCTCCCTGATCGAGGGCGTGTACTTCGCGTACCTTGAGATCATTGAGCGGCCCCTGCCGAAGGACAGGAGTCTGGACGACTGGACAGTGGCCAACATCGTGGAAATCAACGACACGACCGGCGTGAATGCGGCCGTGATTTCGCTGAACCCGGACTATACCCGTATCGTCGGGATCAGGGACGGGATGTACCAGCTCGCGTTCGATCTGCGCTACTTCGACGTGCGCGACCGGACGACGACCGAGATGAAGCTGCGCCAGTATCCCAAGGAGATCAGGCGGGCGTACAACGACTGGAAGACGGGGAAGGGCAAGCAGTGGGCGGTGCTGAGTACCGACCACACCATCGCCGTCAAGTACCGGGCCAAGCGCTCGGAACCTTACGGACGGCCGCTGGCGCTGGCCGCCATCGACGACATCCTGTACGACGCGGACGATACGAAAGCCAAGCGGGCGGCGCTGGATGAGGCGTGCAACCGCATTTACTGGCAGGAGTTCCCGCAGGGCGCCCAGAAGGGGCAGTCTGCCCTGACCGGGCCGCAGCAGGAGAAACAGCACGAGACCGTGCGGCAGGCCCTACAAAAGAAGGGCCACAGCAGCGGCTATACGACATTTTTCTCTGTGGCCGCAGGTACAAACATCAATGCCCTGAAGCCTGATGTGTCGATTCTGGACGACGACGCGGATAACAGCAACCGCAAAAAGATCTCCCAGAGCCTGGGCTTTGCGGGGAGTCTTCTGACGGGCGAGGGGACAAGCTCCTTCTCTTCGCAGGAGAACAACCTGCAGCTGATCACCGCGCAGATTTTTGAGATCGTCGGGATGATCATCACGGAGATCAACAAGGCGATCAACCGCTGCGTGATCAAAAGCCCCGCGTACAGGACGGAGATTCAGTTCCTCCCGATTACTTACTGCAACCGCAAGGCATTTGTGGACATGGTAAAAGACCTGTACCTGCAGGGCAAGGGCAGTCTGGCCATGTGGGCGAGCGCGGTTGGCATCGACCCGGACGCCTTCTTCGACACGCTGGACGAGGAACTGGAGAATGACATCGAGCACAAGTACCCGGTGCATATGACTTCCTTTACCTATACCGGTGACAAGGGAGAAGCAGGCAGGCCGACGGACGATGATACGCAGAACCCCAAAACTTTGAACAACCGGGCGAACGCCTCTAACGACACCCCGCACCCAGAGACGGAATAGGGGGTGAGTGAACGTGGAGAGATGGAACACCCGGCTGTTTGAACTGAGCAGCGAGGCCCGCGGCGGCAAGCGGCCGATCAAACTGATCCTGCACAGGATCATGGACAGCCCGGACGACTATCAGGACAACGGCGTGAGCTGGAAAGAGCCTTATGTCCGGGAAGCCATGAAGGGCATCAGCGGCGCGGACATCGCTGTGGAGTACCTGAGCAAGGGCGCGACCGCGGAGGACACCGAGATCAACGGCCACGGCTTTGCCGGGGAAGGCACCGACGCCGACGGAAGGCCTATGCCGGTATTCAACCCCGACTCGGAAGTAGTCGGCACGCTGACAGGCGCAAACATCGATGACATTGAACTCGACGGGCAAACCGTGCGCGTACTGATGGCCGACGGGTTTATCTATGAGCACCGGCACCCGGGGCTGGTGGAGTGGCTGAAGCTCCATGTGCCTAAGGGCGAAGTGATGGGCAGCGTCGAGATCGTCGGCTGCCCGGAGAACAACAATGAAATCGTTTACGAGGACGGATACAAGCCAAAAGGGCGCGTCCCGATGCGATATGAGTACGCGGGCTATGCCATTTTGTCTGCCAGCGTGGAACCGGCGGACAAAGCTTGCTATGTACTCGAAATCAATAACAAGGAGGATGAGTGTATGGACGAGGCAAAGGCCCGCGAGTTTGTCGACGAGATCAAGAACGAAATTCACACCGTGCTTGACGAGAACACGAAGCTTGCGGCGGAAATCAACAGCCTGAACGAACAGTCCCAGTCGAAAGACAATGAACTGAACGAAGCCAATGCGAAGATCGCCCAGCTGGAAGCCGCGCTGGAACAGATC